GGTATCTATTAACGGAAGGGCTCCTCTAGTGACTGACGTTTTGCAAACCGTGTCCTTGTCACGGTCAACCAACATGATACAAATACACTGTGCGCACACCCGGATTGCTGATGTTTCGGAGTTAAAACCCCACCCAGCGAATCCGAATCGACACCCGGCAAGCCAGATTGAGCTTCTGGCGAAGATCATACAAGGGAATGGATGGCGGGCCCCGGTGGTGATCAGCAAGAGATCCGGCTTTGTGACCAAGGGGCACGGGAGAATTGAGGCTGCAAAGTTGGCGGGCATCCAACAGATCCCGGTGGATGAACAAGCCTACGATTCGGAAGCGGAGGAAATCGCCGATTTGATTGCAGACAACAAGATCGCAGAGCTTGCAGAGTTGGACGAGAAAGCGGTGGCAGAATTGCTGGAACAGTTGGACACCGGAGAGATCGACATGGAGATTACCGGCTTCACCGAAGAAGAGATCGCCGGGATTCTCGGGAAAGAGGAGAAAGAGCCGCTCCCGCAGGTTCCGTTCAGCGAATTTCTGATGGAAGCCAACAACTACGTGGTGCTCAAGTTCACCAACGAAGCGGATTGGTTGGCGGCAATGACCCATTTCAATCTGCAAACAGTGACTGCGACCATGCGCAGCGGGAAACCTTGGTACCGTGGAATTGGGAGGGTGCTGGATGGTGCGGCCTATCTGACCCGCGTAACGGGAGAAAACGCCTTAAAATGAAGCCAATCGGCATCTACGCCCCATCGTACAAGCGTGCGGGAAGTGCAATCACCCAGAAATACTTTTCGGCATGCAAGTATGTGGTCACATCATCGGAGGCTGATGCGTACCGCCAAGCGGGGCACAACATCTGGGAAGTGCCAGATGGCGCCCAAGGGAACCTCTCACGGATCCGCAATTACATCCTGAACACCGCCCCGGAGCCTTGGGTTTTGCTGTTGGACGATGATCTTTCATGGATTGGAATTTGGGAGGGAAATAAACACCGCAGACTAAGCCCAGAGGAGGCACATGGATTCATTGAACACGGATTCGAGCTTGCTGCTGAATGGGGGGTGAAGTTCTGGGGAATAAATGTGCGCGAAGACAAAAACAACTTTCGGGAATACACCCCATTCTCGACCGTCAGTTATATCGGGGGACCATTTCAGGCCCACCTAGAAAACCCCTGCCGATACTCAGAAACCATTTACCTAAAAGAAGATTACGACATGACACTTCAAGTGCTCAACCGCTTCCGAAGTGTTCTGCGTCTGAACTTCGCCCATTATGACGCGAAGCAAGTGGAGCAACCCGGAGGCTGTGCAGCGTACCGGACAATCCAGCGGGAAAAGGAACAGAACCAGCTATTGCAGGCCAAGTGGGGGAAGAAGATCGTGCGCTTTGATTCGGGAGCCTCCAAAGCCAAAACCCGCAAAGCCCAAGTCATTTACGACATCAACCCGATCATTACCGTACCGATTGCAGGAGTTTAAGTCATGGCCGAACCCAAAGAGGAAGCGAAGAGCGTCGGAACCGTCTCAGCCGCTAGGATGGCAGAGCTAGTCGATTACACGGATCGCCACCTACGCCGAATCGCCAAGGAAGGGTTTTTTCCTCATCCGATTGATGGGGAATACAAGTTACTCCCGACCCTCCTCGGCCTGATCAAGTACCAGAAAACACTTTCACAAAAAACCAGCGGAAGGCTCTTTGATGAGAAGCTGGCAAAGGAAATCGCAGATCGGAAAATGGCGGAGGTGATGCTGGCGAAGGCGACAAACAGCATGGTGCCCTTGGAGCGCGTGGATCGTGCGTGGTCATCGGTGATCCTAGCAGTCCGGGCCCGATTACTCCAAATGCCCGAGAAGTTCGGCTTAGCGTGGTCAACGTGGCAGTCATCGCGTGACTGCAAAGCCGGGACCGAAGCAGAGATCCGTGACGCTCTTACCGAACTCGCTACCAACCCCGACTATTTCAAAGACACGGTGGAGTCTGAAATAACACAGGATGAGCACACCGAAGCATGACCCAACTGGAAACAGCGTGGCGAAAGATTCAGAGGCTAATTAACCCGCCTCGAAAAGAGTCGATCCTGTCATGGGCACAAAGGGAACGGAGACTCACCCAAGGCGTTTCAGCGATTGCAGGTAAGTTCGTCGCCCTACCATACCAGCGTTTTCTTTTGGAGGCGGTATCGGATACACGTTACGCGGAACACGTTTGGATGATCGCTTCGCAGTTGGTGAAGACAGAGAGCATCAACAGCGTGATTGGCTACTTTATGGACGTGGAGCCATGCGGAATCATGGTGGTTTACCCGACCCTCGACCGAGCCAAAGACTACTCAAAGAAAAAGCTGGCCCGGATGATCAGTTCCACCCGATGCCTTCGCACTAAGGTTCACAACCCCCGAAGCCGCGACAGTGGAAACACGGTATTGTCAAAAGAGTTTCCCGGTGGTGACATAATGATCTCGGGCGCCAATTCCCCCGCCTCTCTGCGCTCATCCTCTCGCCGAGTGGTGATTCAGGACGAGATCGATAGCTACGGGCACAGCGCGGGATCAGAGGGAGACCCTTGCGCCCTAGCCGATACCCGTGCAGAGAACTTCAGCAATGCCGTGCTGATCAAAGCGTCAACCCCGACCATCAAAGGCATGAGCAAGATCGAAACCCTTTTTGAAGACTCGACCAAACATCGTTACCATGTCCCATGCCCCAAGTGTCACACTAAACAGGTTTTGCAGTGGGCAAACCTCAAATGGCCCGAAGGTAAAACGGAGGATGCGTATTACCTTTGCTCTAACCCCAAGTGCGAGCATCACTGGACAGATGCGGAGCGGATTCGGGCGATCTACCAAGGGGAGTGGATAGCAGAGAACCCCCACCACAGACGATTAGGGTGCCAAATGTCGGCGCTGTACCGACTGATCGGGCTCAAAAACACCTACGTCTCTTACCTGCACGAGTTTGCAGAGACTTTCTTGGATCGCAAAAGCAAGGGCTCCCAGAGCCTCAAAGCATGGCAGAACACCTTCCTCGCTGAATCCTACGAGGAAGAGGCCCTGCAAATCTCATCTGCCGAGATAGCGCAGCGGTGCGAAGAGTATACCCCAGACGCAATACCGAACCAGATCCTGACCATCACAGCCGGTGTTGACGTTCAAAAGCTCCGCATCGAAGTGGAAATCAAAGGCTGGGGTAAGGACGAAGAAAGCTGGGGAATGGAGCACGTAATTATGGATGGCGACACATCGAAGGATGAGACATGGGCCAACTTAGATCGGGCACTGATGAAAGAATACACCCGCGAGGATGGGGTGAAATTACCGATCACTCGTGCCTTTGTGGACATGGGCTACCGTTCCCCGGAAGTGCTCAAGTTCTGCGCTCCCCGCATCTCTCGCGGAATCTTCCCTTGCCGTGGCATCAACCGAGTCGGGCTTAACATTCCTCCGCTCCTCCCGGCCAAACCATCACGAAACAACAAATCCAAGATCCCACACTGGAACGTTGGCGTTACCGTAGCCAAAACAGCTCTGTACGACCGTTTTCAGATGCCGACTCCGGGCCCCCGCACCATGCACTTTCCAATCGGGCAGGGATATGAGGGTGATTACTTCAAACAGCTCACGGCAGAAAAGCGCAGGACCAAGTTCAGTTTCGGGCAGCCATATTTCATCTTTGAAAAGGACAACAATGCGGTCAGAAACGAAGCACTCGACCTCAACGTTTATGCCTACGCCGCACTCGCATCACTGGGAACCATCGCATGGATCAAGCTGGGGGAAAACCTCGCAGCCCAAAGGCCCAAGCCAGAACCAGAACAACCCACAGTGGAAACGAAACCCGAGCTTCCGCAGCAGACTGCACAAAATGAAACCATACCACCAGCACCAAGCCCCAGTTACAGGCCATTCCGTCAACCTAGGAGCAGTTTCGTTCAAAGGTGGAGATAAGATGGCCCCCCGGTCCCGAATCCTGCCAGAACCGAAGGAAATAGGGGTTAACAGGCTCGCCCGCAGGATTGAGTTCGGGATCGCCTGCCTTTTAGCCGTAGTTGCTGGCATTTGCATCGCCATCGCAATCATGGCGTGGTGATTGGAGTTTGATTTTTCCGCTTACGGTGGCAGTTAGGCTTTAACGTGAGCCTACTGAACATCACACCCAAAATTGAGCCCGAATCGTTTGCAGTCGGGGACACCGTGGAGTGGACGCGGCAGATCGATGACTTCCCCGCTACGACCTACACCTTGAAGTACGTCCTTCAAGGGACAAAAGACATCATCAAGTTCTCAGCGACCTCGGATGGTACAAACCACCTTGTCTCGCTGACTTCGGCAGTGACCGTGAATTGGACCCCCGGATCTTACAGGGTCAACGCATACGTGGTGAATGGAACGGGCACCGTACAGCGCCAAGTACCGGTAGCCTTCCCGGTGATGCTGCTATCGCCCAACATCGCCTCCAATCCCAACGGGGCAGACACCCGTACCTTTGCGGAGAAAGGATTGGCCCAGATCGAAGCGACGATCCTCGCCCTCACCAACCGTTCAGTGGCAGAGGCAGAGGTGAATGGGCAGAAGTACACGCTGGCGAACATCTCGGATCTGTTCATGCTTCGGGAGCGTTTCCGCAGTGAGGTTTCAAGAGAACAGGCTTCGATGCGGTTAAACGCTGGACTAGGAGCCCAGAACAAGATCGCGATCCGTTTTCGTCCTTTGGTGGGTGCAGGCTATCCGCCTTACCCCCGTGTACCGTGGCAGTGATTCAATCAAAAATCTGTTATGCCTACTTTCCGCGAAAGAGTATCCGCTGCCCTAACTGCTTGGAAGAAA